CTCGCTGCCACGGTGCATCCGTTCCCATCCATTGCGGAGCGCCTCGGCCGCCTCGGCTGAGATCGTGCTATCGGTAGACAGAACCACACCGGGCCGGGCACCGTTGCCGAAGAACGACGCCCCGTGAATCTCGCACGCACGGGCCAGCCCGATAGCATCGCGGGCGAGCTCGACGGGCACCATGCCGTTGACGCCGTCATCCGAGAGCCACCGCAGGTGCATGATCGCGTCCTGCGAGTAGATCGTCTCGGTGCCGCGATCCTCGCGGTAGCGGTAACGCAGCCGCCCATTCTCGATCCGCTCAACTTGCATCCGGCTCGGGTGCAGCACGATCAACTGCGTCGCAGGACCGGCCCCGGCGATCTCGACGAACGCCTGCCCGTGCGTGAGCAGGTGGAGCATGATCTGCTCTCGCCACTCGTAGCTCGTCTGCCAGCCGTTCGGACGCTCGTGGAGGATGCGGTACAGCGGCAACTCGCGGGCGATTTCCTTGCCGCCGTTGGGCAACCGCCGGTAGAGATGCAACGGGAGCCCTGCCACGCTGGACGAGAGCACGCGAACGCACGCGAGGACGACCGTCGAGCGGAGCGCCGTTTCAGGGTCGATCCGCACGCCCGATGGATTGCGGTTGCCGCCGTAGCCACCCGACTCGTAGTCCCAGTTGCGGGACTCGTACTCGGAAGTCGGAAGCCAGAGGATGCGGTCGGATGGTGCGATCATAAGAAGAGGATGGAGGGTTCCGCTCCAGGCTTGTTCGTGATTTGGTCAGACTCCCAACCGCCGAGGGCGAAGATGAGAGCCACGATGCCGTCGATGCGTCCCGTGCTTTTTTTCTTCACCGGCCGCACATCTTCGTAGGCGTTCGTCTCCACGGTCACGTTCGCGGCCATCCACGAGAGCACCGGATTGCCGCCATGCCGCAGGCGCTGCTGCAACACGAGCGACTCCAGGCGGCGCGTCGGCGACGACATCCCGCGAAAACCTTGGCTCCATCCTGACACGCGCAGCCCCGCCCCTTGCAGTTCCACGGCAAGCTGCACCGCCCCGGTCAGGTCCATGTAGACGTGCTCGACCTCGTGGGTTTTCGCATACTCCAGCACGTACTCGCGAATCTTCGAGTGGTCGATGATGTTGCCGTCTGTCGCCGTGATGTACCCAGAGTTCACCCAGTGCTGGAACGGCTGACGGTCGGTTTTCTCCCGCTCCATGATGAGATCGCGTGGAGCCCAGAACATCGCATCCACCTCGAACTCGTCGCCCTCGCACGGGTACAGGGCGACCATCGCCGAGAGGTCTGTCGTCTTCGAGAGGTCCATCCCGATGATGCACTTCCGACCGGCGAAGGGCTCGCGTGGACCGCTGGCACACGCGGCCCACTTGTCAGGGTCCAGCCACCTATTCGTTGACTCGGTCCAAACTCCCAAGGAATACCTGAGCCAGCCGTTCAATTTTGTGGCCTTGTTCTTCGCCTCGCGGGCATCCGCCGCGAACGCCTCCTCGGTCATCGTGATGCCCATGCCGGGATTGGAACGACGCCATGTCGCCGGATCGAAGTAGTCCTCGCTGCCGTCCGTTTTCGCTCCGTAGATCCGTCCGTAGAACCTCGGGTCATAGTTCGGATCTGCGATCACCTGCTCGGCGTACTCGTGCTGCTCCCAGCAGATCGTGTCGCGTCGGTCACCGGCAGTCGTGATCGTGCAAAGCAGCGGCTCACGCCTGGAGCGACCCGAGTAGCGGAGCGCCTCGAACAGCCTCCGGTCGGGCCACGCATGGAGCTCATCGCAGAATACGAACGAGTAGGACGGTCCCTCGGCCGCACCGGCGTCACGCGAGATCACACGCATCGACGAGCCGGTGCCCATGCAGACGATCGTCTTCCGAGAATCGACCACCTCAAGCGACGCCGCCAGCTCAGGCGACCGCTTCACCATCGCGGCGGTCTCGTCGAAGATGATCGCCGCCTGGTTGCGGTCCTTCGCCGCGATGCACCCGAGTTCGCCCTGTCCCTCCATGAGCAGATGCCAGATCGAGAGGCACGAGAGCAGGGTGCTCTTGGCGTTCTTCTTCGGCACCTCAAGGTAGGCGAGCCGATACCTCCGCAGCCCGTCATCAGTGCGCCAACCGTAGAGCGGCTCGATCACGTCGTGCTTGTGCCAATCGAGCAGACCCATCGGCTCGCCAGCCTTCGCGGTGGGCGAGTCCTTGGTGTGGCAACACACCGACTCAAGGAAGCCGATGACGAGGTCGGCTGCGTCTTGATCGTACGTGTAGCCCTTGACGTACTCGGGCTTACGCCTTGCGGGCAGCCTTGATCGCCCTGAACTTGTCGATGGCGCTTTCGGCCTTGGCATCCGGTTCCACCTTCAGCGAGGCACGGGCAGCGGGCGACAGTCCGAAGTCGGACTCCAGTTGCCGCAACTGCTGAGCGAGTTTGTGGGCGATCGCGACCTCGGGTCGCTGGGCGATGTACTTCACCTCGCCGCCGTCATTGAGGATCGGGTAGGTGTCGCCGTCTGCCTTGAGTTTTGCACGCACCGCCAGCCACCACTCCCACGTGTCGCAGTAGCGGGCGAGTGCCTCGACATCGGCGCGCGTCATCACACGCGTCGCCTGGAGCATGGGCAGAAGTTCGCCCCAGCGACGGGCCGCCACCTCGCCGAGGTGCGGAGGCATTGAGACGCCGTCGGTCGGCGGCTGCGGCTCGTCGCCGTTCAAGGGACGACAGCCTGGATTGCCACGGAGGATCTTGAGTTTCGTCGGTTCCGGCCTGCGACCGCGTCTGCCCATCTTGTCACCGATCCTTCAAGGTCAAGCCTTAGCTGCCCCCACCGCGTGTCGCTCTTTCGTCCGTTGCACCTACGGCAAAGACATTGAGAGTTAGGAAATACATTGCCTGGAGATTCATGGTCGGTCAGGGGAATAATGTGGTCGTGCTCGGCATTCCGATGGTGAACGCGACGCGTCCTAGTATCGATTATGTACTCGCGATTGCACCTTACTCCACACTTCTGGCACCGCCACCCGTCGCGGTCGCACACTGCTTGTCGTGTGCATTCGGGGTCAAAAGGCACGCCAAGGGTTTTGCACTTCTTGCGAAGCGACGTTGCCAAGGCGCACCTGCTGGCCTTCTCAACCAAGCATTTCGCGATTTTCTGACCGGGACGGTCCTTTCCCCATCGGTGGTCAAGGTAGCACTCACGCGAGCAGTACTTGCCTGCGTCTCTGTGCGGGAAACGCTTGCTGACCCACCTCCTGAACGAAAGACCGCACCCGAGGCACTTCTTGTCATGGACAGAAGCGCTGGCCTTACAGCACTCCATAGAACAGAACCGCCGACGAGTTGCGTAGGCTTCGCACATCTCAAAGCGCTTGCCGCACTTCTCGCAAGTAACGATGAGTCGCTTCCTCGCCATAGTGTGCGCGCAAATGGTAGAGCAGCACTTCTGATGCTTGCTTTCGCACCCAAACCGTATCCCGCAGTGTTCGCATCGGTGAAAGTGCCGCCATTTTCCTTCCGCCTTTGCGGCTCGTCTCTTGGCTGCCCGACGCTTGCGATCCAACTCGCAGCGACATTCCCGGCACCGTTTTGAGGGCGTGCCGCGACGATTTGTGGGCGACAGGATGACGCCGCAATCAGCGCACGTTAGCCCGGACCAGTCAACTCGCGGCCTTGTTTTTTCGCGATACCTTCGCTGGTATTCGCGTTGACCCTCTTTTTTGCAATCGCGGCATTTGTGCGGCCAAGGCCTTTTGTCGTTCAGGCGAACGACTGGTTGCCCGCACGTTCCGCAGGTGTGGCACATGCCTGCAACGTGCGGCACGTGTCAAACTGACGACCCACCCCCAAGGCGTTTATCGCACGGAAACAAACTACGGATGCAACCGGGGTTTTTATCGAAAGCCCCCGGCAAGGCTCGACCCACCCCCCCCTGTCGAGGGTTCTGCGGGTGGTTATATCGGCCTTCGGCAACTCAGTGTCCTCCAGAAAGTCGATGCTGATCGGTTTTTGTCTTGCTGGCATGGCACGCGACGCAGAGGCACTGCCCGCCATCCACGTCATACCGACTGCGTCCATCCTCGCAGTGGTCAGTCCCATGCACGACCGGGCTCACGTGGTCCGCGTGGGCTTCCCGCTTGTTGGCGCATACCCGCCCGCAACGGCGACACGTCCACGCGTCACGAAGGAGCACAGCCAGCCGCCACGCCCGGTGCCGCTCGTCGCAGTAGCCACGCTGGTAGGCGTTGGGTCGAGCCTCGGGCTTGCGTGGCGTGCGGAGCCGAGGAGGGCGGCACGTCGGTATGCGCTGCGGCATAGCCTCACGCTACCACGCGCCCCCGCATCTCTTGCAGTTCCGCGTCCATCATGCCAGCGACCAGCCCGTCGAACGTAACCCTCGGCACCCAGCCCAACTGCCTGCGTGCCTTGCTCGCGTCGCCCTGCAATAGATCCACCTCGGCCGGTCGGTAGTAGCGCGGGTCGATCTCCACGTGGTCGCGGTAGTCCAGCCCCACGTGGGCAAACGCCCGCTCGCAGAACTCCCGCACGCTGTGCGTCTCGCCCGTTGCGATGACGTAGTCGTCAGGGTCGTCCTCTTGGAGCATCAGCCACATGGCCTCGACGTAGTCCGCTGCGTGGCCCCAATCACGCCTGGCGTCGAGGTTGCCTAGGTACAGCGTCTCGGGGATGCCGCTGGCGATGCGTGCCGCTGCCCGTGTGATCTTGCGGGTCACGAACGTCTCGCCCCGCCTCGGGCTCTCGTGGTTGAACAGGATGCCGCACGAGGCGTGCATCCCGTAGCTCTCGCGGTAGTTCACCGTGATCCAGTGAGCGTAGACCTTCGCCACGCCGTACGGCGACCGTGGGCGAAACGGCGTCGTCTCCTG